AACGCATCGTTAATCAATTGGTTCTTATTATCCTCAAAATCCTTCTCCCGTATGATAGGGACATATGCAACCTCATTAGTCATATCAACAACACCAACACTCGAATGACTCCCGGCACCCTCACCCCCCTGTAAATACTCCATGGCTTCTTCTACCGTATCACACTCTACTGAATACAGAGACATATAACACCAATATAGGGCGTATGCGTCTTGGTTCGACCCCTTTACCTCTTTAGCGTTCCGGGTCTTATCATAACACTTCTTATGGAAGTGGTACTTGACCCCATTATCCTCAACAATCATAACCGTTGTATCATTCTTTATGTGCCTCTGGCACCAGAAACAGTCTACCATTTCCCTCAACCCCAATAGAGTAACGCAACTCCAACAACGATACAGAACAGGGTCATCATAGTACATAACCCATCAATGTGATTCATCTACTCCACCATCCGGTTGGCATACCTAATACTACGTCATACTATACTATAAAGATAGCGATTTTCACTTAATTATTTAATCGACAAGATAGTAAACCTACTCTATAATGGCAGAATCTTTAACCGTCCACCAGAAGAAGGTGTTACGGTGGCATGAATTTAAACGCGAGATACTAGAGGAGAACCATATCTGTACGACCGATTGTAAATATTATCATAAATGTCCTCTGGCCGTCTCCGATTTCAATAGGAAGAAAGAACGGGAGTGTCGGGTCCGGGGACTGAACGACGACGATCTGAACCGATTCCTGACGTTTTTTGTGTTCGACCAGGAAGTGTTGAAAGACGAGGCGTTAAGGGTATTATTTAGGATGGGTCAGGTGCTCTCTCTCAAGGAAGACGCTCGTGAGATGCAGATGTATCTCGATAATATGCTCAAAGTCATCCGTGCGTTCAAACTGGATGTCAACTCCTCAATGGGTCTGGATGAGCCTATCTCAATCAACATCAAGGATTTCGGCGTCGATCAGGACCAATTTGAGCCTCAAAAGAAAGCCTGGGCCGAAGAAGGGGTCGTCTTAATGGAAGATCCCGAGAGTCTGGTGCATAGTCCCGCGACGTTCATTGATAAGTTCATGACCGACCCTGCGGAATCGTCGGTGTTACGGAAACGAGCAGTATTCGTTCCGAAAGAAGAACTGGTGAGGGTCCAGACATGACGCGAACCGTTAGAGGGAAGAGATGGAAACATAGGTGTCCTAAATACTCCTGTCCATGGTGCTGGCCGAGAGAGGGGAGAACCGTAGCGAAGAGGCGTGAGAACCAACATCTCATCCAGATAGAGGTTATGAATTGGTAAACCTCGATATTGCCCTTCTCCCGAAACAGAGAGAGGTATTAGAACATCCTGCACGGTTCAAAGTACTCTGTTGCGGTCGCCGGTGGGGGAAGAGTCGCGCTGCGGCATACATTATCATTATATCAGCTCTCGCAAGACCAGACCAGACGTTCTTCCTCGTCTCTCCTACTTACCCCCAGACGAAGATTATCTGGCGTATGCTGAAGAAATATCTCCCGAAAGAGTCGGTTAAGCGGATAATGGAAGGTGAACTTTACATCGAACTGAAGAACGGCAGCATGATCTTCGCGAAATCCGGTGATAACCCTGCTGGATTAAGGGGGGAAGGGTTAGATGGTGTCGTCATTGATGAAGCAGCCTTCGTGAAACCCGAGGTCTGGAACGAAGCTATCAGGCCCGCACTGTCAGATAAGAACGGTTGGGCGCTCCTAATCAGCACTCCATTCGGTAAAAACTGGTTTTACGAGATATTTCTACGCGGATTAGATGAAAATCAGACGGAATATGCGAGTTTTCACTACCCCAGTTACGCGAATCCTATCTTAAAGAAGTCGGAAATCGACGAAATGGCTCGAAGTATGCCAGAAATCAAGTATCGGCAGGAAATATTAGCTGAATTTTGTGATTCCGGGGGAATGGTGTTCAAAGGACTCGATAAAGTTCTCGATTCCGTGCCAGAAGAGCCGATTCCGGGTGAATTTTACGTGGTTGGAGTCGATTTAGGCCGACATGAAGACTTCACCGTGATATCGGTGGGTAAATTAAGCGAAAGAAGACAGGTATATAAGGAAAGATTCAATAAAACCGACTGGGATTACATCAAAGATAGGATACGTGCTATCTATATGAAGTATAATAGAGGGTCAATTCTACTTGATTCTACGGGGTACGGAGACCCAATATACGAGGATCTAGCGAAAGAAGGACTCAATATTCACGGCGTCAATCTCAACGTCAGCACAAAACCAATGATTATCGAGAATCTGCAACTCATGATAGAGAACCAGATTGTTCACCTTATAGACGATAATGAGATGAAGGTTGAGTTCGGCGCGTATACCTACACAATCATGCCTCAATCGGGAAATGTGCGATATGAGGCAGCCAGTGGGTTCAAAGACGACCAAGTAATAGCAATCGCATTAATGGCATATGGGATGTATGGTGGTGGGTCTACAGGGCTTATAGGGCTGGTTGACCCCGATCCTCGGGAACAGGAAGCCGATTACGATGAGATGCCAGTATTCGCTGATTATTGGGAGGATGAAGAAGAAATGATGGATGAAGAGTCTACCTAATCCTTTTGCGTAGTTGTTTCATTCTGCGCAATCGTTGTGAGTTGTGGGATTATTCCTTTATATTTTATACGTGGATCTTCAGTCTTTTGTTTTAGTATAGAATTAAGGAGAGTGTATGCTATTTTTGGATTGGTTGTGTCAATCTCAAATCTTGCAGCCATTGAAATCATTTTCTCCCTCCTTCGCAGAATTACGCTCATATATCGCGGCAATGTACCGACGAAACTCTGGTAACTCAAAGTCCTGTTTCATCATATTCACGGCACTACAACACAAGACACAGTTTTCGAGATTGTATCCTTTAGAGGGATCAACCCTATCAACGGACCACGTTTCCTTGTGCCCGGGGTCCAGGGTCATATCAAGACCAGAATAATAGCACTTACCCTCTTGTTCCTGCCACATTCCGTTGATCTCTTCTTCAGTCAGTGTCATATCCGGGTCACGTCGTTTCATTATACGTAGTCGTGATTTCATGTTCCCGTTTGAGTTATAGTAATTCTGTGCCCTACTACTAACGCAGGATTTACATTCATCCATATATCCGTGCTTTCTCCATCGGTTGTGATGATATTCGGATACTGGCTTCCTGATCCCGCAACGACTACATACTTTTGTAGGTTCTGCATCAATCGAAACAGGTTCGAGGCCAAACCAATTAGTGGAGAGCGTTGTCATTCCCTCACCTCGTTCTCCGCAATCTTAATGATATGGTTCCCATTGTCACCGTTGTCCCCATCGCCTTCAAGTTCCAGACGAAGATCATCAAAACGTGATGCGAATGATGATTGTATGAACCGAACCATCACCGAACTTGCCTCTTCACCTCTATGAATCGTCTTTACAAATTCATTTGCAGCCCTCACAAGGGACATCCCGCCCCAGTGGGAGTATAGATAAGGGGAGTTGTCCCCCCATACATCCTGAAATTGGATTGATACCCTATCTCCCATATCTCAAGCCTCCTTTTGCGCAGAACAGATGTTCCCTGAAGTCATTCAGAACACCCGGTTCCAGTAGTCATCGAACTCCCGTAGGAAATCATCATACGCCGCCTCATGGATCTCCCACTTCAGGCTTTCAACCCTACCGGGAAATTCCCCCTCCATTCGCAGCATAACATAATACTTCATGCCGTCACCCCCTTGTAAGGCGACCAGTAATCAGGCACAAGTTGGTATTTCATTGCGTTGGTCATTTTATCACCGGGAAATCCTGTCGGAACATCCTATCACTTAACCCAAAAACCCCACGTATATTATTCTTGAAGAATACAGGGGTGTCTTGAGCACGATATAACACGCTTTCAATAGTTGCAAGAGTAGGAAGTACGGTTGGATTTGTCTGGGCGCCTATGATAATCCAATCTATACCATTCAAGTCACACTCAATTTTGTCATAAAGTGGTTCAAATGAAATGAACTTTGGTCCGACCCATTGTTTTCGGAGTTCATCAATTCTCCAATCGTCGTCTTGGTAGGTAACAGATACCCCGAGAAACACGTTTGATAAGAAGTCTCCGCCACCAAAATACCAATTGGTTGTTTCATCATAGAGTTTTCTGATGCCGCGTGGATTCTTGGTGAGGACAAAGAATTGATGCCAGTCTGCTGCAGACATCATTTCAAATACTGGTACCAACCAATCTCCGGGCACCCATTCCCCAAACATATCAGTCATGCTCCCCTCAAATATTCTTGAAGGCGTCTTGTGTTTTAGTGGGGCATCAACTCGTTCTGGATAGAAATGAGGCTCGAATGATCTACCGAACCGATGTGACATTTTACGGGCGTAACAATACACACATTTATGATTGCAACCATATGCGGGGTTGTGAGTATAGTCACACCACTCAATTTTCGTTTTGTTTAAGTATTTCGTCATGCCGTCACCCCCTTGTAAGCTACCCGTAACGCATCAAGGATCTTATTGAACGCGATCTTCTCATCCTCCGTCATGTTCGGCATATCCATAGTTATGTTGCAGCTGGCCGAATCAAACGCTGCATCAGTAACCCGTTCCAGGCGTTCCCATAAGAGATCGTCTAACGCCCCCTGGTAGCTCTTCCACTCGTCATCCAGCCGGTCACGGGTGAACCGGTCAGCCTTCCTGACAGCCTCACCTAACTCCGCGATCTCTTGGGTTGCCTGTTCTATCAGGCCTGTGTCCAGCACACAGAGCCCCGCATGATCGGGTTCCATCTCCGCCCGTCTCGCATCGTTCAGTCTATCCCGGACGCTAGGGGTATGATAATACCTGCTCTTCGCTATCGGTAAGCCCTGATCATTGATGATCATTCTTCCCTCCTGAATGGTTCTGTATCTATGCTGCCGAAGGTTTCCCTGGGCCCCTCCATCTGCCGGAGCATATCTAACCGGCCCTCTAACCATCCATTATAAAATGCAGCATAGAGATTTCTGCCAGTTGGGTTCCTCATGGATCGGGTATCCCATTCCGAATATCGACGCCGAACCTCTCCTATTACCCTTCTGCTATCCCATCCTTTCATTCCCTCACCTTCATCCATACCCCTCTATTCACCAACTTCATATCATCTCTCATAGAAAGATACCGCGATAATGCCCGCGTCTCAATCTTATACCTGCTTGGCGGCACCTTAGTAGCAATATGTTCAAGACTATACTCTACTCCCGCTTCAAGCGACTCTACCGCCATCCCTACTCTCCTCTCGTTCGGCACTAACCCGGACGGGAACTGCCCGTAATGTTTACTCCTATACGCGCTCCAACACTCCCATGAACAGAAGTATTCACCCCGTACTGACTTCGCGGCCTCTGATGGCGACCGGTTAAACATCCGACCACAATTCGTACACTGTATCATCACCAAAGTATCACGCAATATTATTTCATCTATACTCTCATAAACCTTTTTGATGTCAGCGAACATATAGATTAGATGTCTTTTTAGAAGGGAGTTGATACTATGGAGAGGCATAAATGTCATATGTGTAAACTCGTTATTCACGACGTTGATTTAGTAGACGGGAAATGCCCACAATGCGGGCACGAACCGAACAGTATGTGTGAACTCGACCATCTCGACTGCTCCCATGACGTTGCGGCAGGGGTAACGTTCTGTCCCAAATGCGGGGAGCCGACCTGCCCGGTCTGCGGATGTCATGATGTCGCCCAGATATCTCGTGTTACGGGATACCTCCAGGAGGTGTCCGGCTGGAATGGCGGGAAACTCCAAGAACTGAAGGACCGGCACCGGTACGATATAGCGATTGGGTGAATATCTTTTCAATA